ATATCCTTCGTGAAGAACTTCATAAAGAAGAACTTAACTTACTATATCAAAAAGCAGAGATTGCCTATCTCTGGGATATGTGTGATGTAACTAAGAAGACAAACCCATACATGGCAGTGTTCTTTCAAGAACTTAACCGTAACAAAGAGCTAGCTCGCCAAACACGCCGTAAGCTAAAAGCTATTCGTGATAGTATTAAAACTATCAAATCTGTCGTAGGTATTATCAATGTCTGACGTAGAACAATTCTGGTTACGGCTACAACCACACTTTCCTAACTGGAAACCTTGGAATGAACTACACCCAGTAGAACAAGTCCAAGTAGTTCAAGGTATTAACATGATCTTAAATGCGTTATGAAAGAAGATACTACTAAATACAAAGACTTAATGTCTAGTGCTCGTACCTTCGACTACTATGCTTCTATTACCACAGGTGATAAAAGTGAAAGATGGTCTAGATGGGCTGAAAATAAACGTAAAGAAGCTAATGCGCTACCTGACGACTATGTAGATAAAGAAAGTACCTATGGAACATGACTTTAACCACTACATAGTATTCCGCAAACAAGGTTATGATCGTATGTACTACGGTGTAGCTGGTAAAGGTATCTCATTCCAAGATGCCGTATTGTTTTTAACCGAGAAAGAAGCTTATGAGTACGCTGAAGAAAAAACGCTCAATGAATCCCGAAGTACTAGCCAAGGGAAAAATAGCACTTGAACAGTGGCGTAAGGAAAAAGCTTACGCTGAAAAGAAGGGTGGTAAATTCCTTGAAGCATGGATTGAAGAGCAAGCACTGAAGAAAGCTCAAAAGAAAACATCACCCATGCAAGCTATCAAGAACTTCTGCAATAACTGCGTGGGTGATATCCGATCAGACATTACTAACTGTACCGCCAAGACTTGTTCTCTGTATATCTATAGACCATACCAGAAAGACGATGTATGATTAATAGAGAAGAAGGTATACGCATGGCAAGAGAGGCTGGTGCAGCACCTTATACAAACCGCCATTACCCAGACCGTACAACCCACACATTTAGCCCAAATCAGCTTGAACGCTTTATCGCCCTTATCGCCTCAAAAGAATGTGAAGCATGCGCTCAAATAGCAGACATTTCTGAACCATATCAGTCCGCTGATAAAATACGGGAAAGGAAAAAGATGTATGATTAACAAAGATAGCATTATTAAACTAATTGAAAAAGCTAGTGACATCGACAAAGTATACGCATGGCAAAATGGATTTTGGGTGCTAACACAAGAAGAACTTGAACGCTTCGCAAAGCTATTACTCTCTGAAGAATGTGAAGCATGCACTAAAGAAAAAGCATTGGACTTGGCGCTAGAAGCTTTAGACACAGTTGTATGGGATAGCGGTTGGATTATTGATTCAGACAAAATGGATACAGCCATCACCGCCATCAAGCAAGCCCGTGCCCTCGACAAGATGGCAGAGAACGCCAGAGAGTTGGGGCTGAACTATGAGCCAGTAGCACCTGTGCAAGAAGACTGGGGGCCGGGACCGCATGAATACCACAGCCTGACCGCAGCACAGCGGCAATGGGTTGGGCTGACGGATGCGGAAGTAATGCAGATAATGAATGGCGATTGGACAAGCCAGTTTTACTTTGCCCAAGCCATCGAAGCCAAACTCAAAGAGAAGAACACATGAAACTGTACAACTTACCTAACAAAACTCACTTCACTATCATAGAAGATGACTCTCAACGAGTATATCTCTTCGACCATATCGATGGTATGTACTCAGTGTGCTATGATGGTGAAGAAATCTTCCACTTAGCCGCATGGACAGAAGTTGAATGTGAGTATCACAAAGAACTTATGAATAGCAGTACTGAATACTGTAGATATTGTGGTGAAGAAAAGCGTTCAATGAGCTGTTGCGAGGAAAATCACTTTCAAACATATGCTGATATGAACGATACAAGTCGGCACGAAGTGCTTCTTAAAGTCTGGGAATCATAATATGACAAATAAACTTATTACAGTTGAATGTGAATTCTTCGCATCTTCTTTAACTGAAATTGTGCTACCCGTAGGTTATACTGAAGACGATATTGAGGGTTACTACGTTAAATGGTTAACGCTATACATGACTTTTAAAGACGGAAAGGAATACGAGTTCAGCATAGATCACCCTGACGTTGATACAAAACGACCTATGTCAGTAGACATTTGTGATATAGAAGATATCGAAATTGAGGACACAAAATGATTGCATATAAACTGTTTCGTAAACGTAAAGATGGTTCTTATGGACCACTATTCATCAACCGTAAACAACGGATTAAAGAAGAGGTTATTTATGATGCCGAATCCCATCCCACTAATGGTTATGCTTATCGTCCTGGCTGGCATTGCTGTGCTGAGCCAAATGCTCCCCATCTAAGTGAAAAGGATCGTGTCTGGTGTATGGTAATGATTGACGATTATACCGAACATAAGCGTCCTGAAAAGCAGGGTGGCTTATGGTTTACTGCTAACAAGCTGCAAGTTATCGGAGAGCTATGACTATTGAACACCTTATTGTAGGTGCTACCGGAGTAGGATACCTTATAGTAGGTGTTCTACAATGGTCTAAAGGTGAGCTATCCAACGGAATGATCTGGACTGGATATGCTTTTGCTCAAATCGGTTTATGGTTAAACATTAAATGAATGAAACATTAAGTGGTATTCTTGACCAGCTTAATACCCTTACTGCACAAGTAAAAGATATTATTACTGAGAAAGAAGAAATGGGTTTTATCTTTCAAGATAAAAATGAAAGTACTTCTGAAAAAGTATTTATTGAAAATGACTACTGTATCGTTGCTGCTAATCACGGATATAGTTGTGCTGTAGAAAACTTATGTGAATTAAAAGATACTGGTAATGGTTATATTGCTTATTTCCCTACATACAGTTCTGTAATTCAAGACAATTATATCTGTATGGACTATGCTGAAGCAGACTACTTACTTAAAGCTTTAACATTTTTAAGGTCTAAGAAATGAAACAAAAAGTAATTACAGAATACAAAGCAAGTGACTTCCATGTAGCTATCCAGAATGCCTTACAATATGGATGGTATGTAAAGACAATTTGCTGTAACGACTTTAGTTATACTGCTATTGTGGAGAAAGCTGAATGAAACAACGTACAGTATACTTAGCTGGACCTATGGAGCATGTGACTGCATGTGATGCTCAAGGCTGGCGTAATATCGCCGAACAACTGTTAAACTTTAATGGAGTACAAACACTTAATCCATGCCGCCGAGTACATAACTTCGATAAACGATACATGAAACGTATCTTCGAGTTAGATCTTCGAGATATTCAAGAGTCAGATATTATCCTTGTTAACCTAGATAAACCAGAGGTAGCTAAACATGGTACAGCAATGGAGGTATTTTATGCCTCATACGTTCTACGCAAACCAGTGGTGGCGTTTAAGTCAGACGCATCAACAATCCACCCATTCTTCGAGTCACTTGTTACTGAGTGGCGTTCCGATGTTAACAAAGCCTGTGAAACAATTTTAAACGAGTACCTATAATGCCTTATATCAATCGACACGATCGTACAGCTATCCAAGAAGGTTTCCGTAGACCAACTACTGCGGGTGAGCTTAACTTCTTGATTACAACTATTATCAAAGACTTTTATGACGAAGACCCATGCTACCAAACAATCAACGATGTAGTCGGTGCCTTAGAGGGAGCGAAGATAGAGTTCTATCGCCGAGTCGCTGCACCTTATGAGGACTTAAAGATTAAAGAAAACGGGGATGTATACTGATGGCACTACCTAAATACGTACTAGACACACCGCAATCAAATGCAAAAGCAGAAGGATTGAAATTCCAAGAGGTCGCTAATCATGACTACAAAGAATTTAGTAACCAAGAACGAAAGGACTTCTACGATCTTATGACACCACACTGGTCAAATGCTATGGCTAAGCAATACCAAATTGACGCCGAGGAAGAAGAATACTATAAAGGGTTTAACGGATTGAATAACAAAGACATTAGTAACGCTATTAATCCATCTCACTATAAAGGTATCGTAGGTAACTACCAGTATATCGAGTGTATGGAGTGTATCCTTGGTAAAGAAGGTCTTAAGGCACACTTGACCGGGCAAGTTTATAAGTATATGATGCGTCTTGGTAAGAAAGATGCTGACCTACAAGAAGTAGGTAAGGTCGTATGGTACTCACGATGCTTAGAGATTCTGCTACGTGACGGTACTATTCTTGGAAAGCTAGGAGAACTCGAATGATTAAACCCGTAGTACATTATGTGGGTAAACCAGAGTTTTATGTATGGGAATGGGCTTGGGCTAAAGATATCGAGGTAGCTAATATACCTGAAGTAATAGACCATCCGAAATTAGGTCATAGGTTTAATATACGTACATCTCAAGTCGTAAAACCTATTGACTCTGATGGTAAATTTGAAACACTGAATACTATTTATGAACCTTATCAAGACAGTTAAGCGATGGGTTGCCGGGTCAGAAAAGTACTTTGATATCTACGAGTGTACTGTAGATGAAGTTGAAAGCTACACATCTGACTCTGGTAAAGGTATGGTACGCGTTAAGATAGGTGACTTCACTTATAGCGGACTATATAATAAGTGGGTATACGACTATCTATGTGAGAACGAAGGATCACCATCCTTTGTTGTCATGTGGAGGGCACCTAAGGGAACACCTATGGTAGCTTACGTTAAAGAGATCTGGCAAGATCATATTAACGGAGTATACAATGTAGAGGTTCCTGCAGAAACAAATGCCTTCAGTAATAATGCTGAAGCCTTCGTCTATCTATGGATCAATAAAGACAATGACAAGAAGTACATTGGTACACATAAAGGAAGTGTTGATGATGGATATATTGCATCCTCAGAAACTTTCCTTGCAGACTACAATGAATCCCCAACAAGATTCATTCGTAGTATCCTTGCATATGGAAGTCAACAAGAGATGTATGAGCTGGAAACCAAACTGTTACTTGATCTTAAGACTAGAATGAGTAATATGTACTATAATCTTTCGAATAACCTACGGGTAGATTAATGAAATATGAATTCAACACACAGTTAGGTACTCAAAATTATAATATTGGTATTGATGTCAAGAATAAGTATGGCTACTTCGAACACGATCGTTTAGGTGATCAATCTGGTGGTGGCTTATGGTTTGATAAAGACCTTATGCTAGAAGACTATGATGGTGTATTCGAATTACCTTCTGAGGTAAAGAATATCCTTGTAATGTTTGGTATGTGTGATAAAGATTTCTGATGAAACTATATAACCCTTTTAAATTACATATTGTTAAATTTAGCAATGGTAAATACGGATTAAGACACTTAAATGTATTTCACTTTGGTTGGATGTATAAAGACCTAGCAAATGATTATTATAGTTGGTCTAAAGAATCAATACATTTTAAAGACTGCATGACTAACACTCTAGATGAAATTAATTTATATATGATTACAGATGAGGTAATTCTATGAAGCCAATGCTACTTCCCCGTGAGACACCTGACTTAAATACCCTACCATATCCTGTATATGTAACACCTAAGCTAGACGGTATCCGAGTATTGTTTAAGAATGGTGTAGCCTTATCACGTACTCTTAAACCTATTCCTAATAAATCTATTCAACACTGGGCTGCATTTTGGGGTGATGAGTTAGAAGGTATGGATGGCGAGCTTATTGTAGGTGATCCTACTTCACATACAGTATACCGTGATACAAACTCTTTTGTTATGTCTCATGAAAAGGTAGGTGAGTTTTTCTTTTATCACTTTGACTGGTGGAATGATACTGTAAACAATTATACTACACGATATTATGATCCAAATATCGGTGATGGTGATATGCCACCTAATTACCGTAAAGTAATTTCTTATTCAGCTCATAACAAGGAAACGTTATTAGAGCTAGAAGAAAAGGTACTTGAAAAGGGTTATGAGGGTATTGTTATCCGTAACCCGCATGGTATGTATAAGTACGGTCGTTGTACTATGAAAGAAGCTAACGCCTTTAAACTTAAACGGTTTGAAGACGATGAAGCTATTATCATTGGTTGGGAAGAGGAAATGCACAATGGAAATGACGCAGAAACTAATGAACTCGGGAGAACTAAACGATCAACTAAATCATCTGGTATGGTTGGGAAAGGAACTCTCGGAGCATTCATCTGTAAGACCCGTGACGGAATTGAATTTAAAATTGGTTCAGGTTTTGACCAATCAGATAGGGATAACTTCTGGAAAAATAAATCAAGTCTGCTTGGATATATTGTTAAGTACAAACACTTCCCTATCGGAGTAAAAGATAAACCACGACACCCTATCTTCTTAGGATTTAGAAATGCAATGGACATGTAATTGTGACGGGTTCTGTACAGGCATGTGCAGATATATCCGTATGGAAGAGTTAGTTACTTCTTTGTTTAAAGACTTCTTAGATGTTGAAGAAGAAAGTGACCAAGGAAAAATGTTTCATCCAACTTTTATTACTACAGTAAGAGCTTTAAAAGTAGAACCACTAAACAAACTAATGGCTGAATTAAAGTCAACAGTAGACGGTACCTAATACCTAACAACGAAAGAAATGTATGCAACAGTATGCAGTGACAGTAGTTTTCTATGTACAAGCAGAGGATGAAGATCATGCTCAACATATAGTAGATAACTGTGTTTGGGATAAAGCTTTAATCAAAGAAGATAACGAATCATGGTCAATCGTAGACACAACTGAGGTAAAATTCTGATGGACAAGTACACACTATACACAACAGCTGAAGAATGTTCTGAGGTATCTCAAAACATTATGAAGGTATTACGATTCGGATTAGATACTGTTAGCCCTGTTGATAATGTAAGTAACAAACAAAAGCTAGCCGAAGAAGTAGGGCAGTTACAGTACTGTCTACATCGTATGTCAAGGGAACTTGGCCTCGATGCTATTACTATTCAAGACTGTTATGATGCTAAGATGACTACATGGAATAAATGGAAGGCATACTATGATCGTTGAACTTAAAGGAGATACTGTAGACGTTACTATTATCTTTGAAAAACCACTTAATGACTACCTAAAAGAGCAGCTAGACTATATCTTAGATACTATCTCTGAGTTAGAAGCTGACTACGACTTTGCCCGAGGACTCTATGAAAAACCAAAAAGACTGGGATAAATTTTATCTAAATGTTTGTTCTCTTATTGCTGAACAATCATATGCGGATGATCGTAAAGTAGGTGCTATCATTGTTAAAGATGATAACATCATTTCATTCTCTTACAACGGTACTGCAAGAGGTACTGACAATGACACACAATCTAACCCTGTATTGCATGCAGAAGCTTATGCCATTTCTAAGGTTGCTCGTTCAAACCTTTCTACCGAGGGTGCTACTCTCTATTGTACTCTTTCCCCTTGTATCGATTGTTCTAAGCTTATATACTCTAGCGGCATTGTTCGTGTGGTGTATCAGTCCGAATACAAATGCACTAAAGGAATTGAATACCTTAAGAAACTCTCTGTGGTAATCAATGACATTCCAAACCCAAATAGGTTTGCAGATGTAGACTGGCTAAAGAAAACAGGACTCTTATAATGGATCTCTTATACTACACTATGTATGGTGTTATTCTACTATGGTTAGGCTTCCGTAACTGGGAGCTTGCCACACAAGTAGAAGAACTTCAAGACCAAATGGAAACAAATAGTGATCTTATTGTTTCTATGGCTAAAGAGTTATCTGAGTTAGGTTCGCCTAATGTGTCTATCGTACCCAACTCATCCTATCAAATTAAATATGGCACAAAAGAATAAATACAGTAACATCAAGGTACAAGTATCTTCGTTAGCTAACCACGAAAATAAAGTAAAGAAAGTTTTCTTTGATTGCCTTGAAGACTACATCAATCGTTTTGATGCTAAACTTACTGAGGAAAAAGTAAATGTTATTATTTGTTTTGTGGAGTATCCTGATCCATACGATTATAACATGCAGTTCGGTACATCACACGGGCTAACTGTATGGTGTGAACAAGACTCAAACAAACTGCTTATTCAAGTACGAGATCCATTCCTAAATAATTGGGAAGATAATTGTTATGTACTGCAACAGTTCTTTGCTATCATGTGCCATGAATTCGTACATGCATGCCAACATCTTACAGGACGTGACAGTGTAAAGCTACCTAAAGTAAAGTACGATAAGGATAACAAAGAAGAATCCTACTTTTTTGACCCTTCCGAACTAGAAGCAAGGATGCTAGAAGTACCTTACTTCTGTATGTATTGTGGACCATTATTATGAGTAAAAAGAAATACGTATTCGATATTGAAACAAACGGCTTCATGCCACAAGTAAATAAGATCTGGATGCTAGTATTAATTGATCCAGATACAGGTGAAACTAAGAGCTACGTAAGTAAAACAGGTAACATCTATGATGATAACCTCATTGATGGTTTAAATGAACTATCTACTGCTGATGTTATCATCGGTCATAACATTATTGGTTATGACTTAACTGTATTAAAGTATCTATTAGGATGGGTGCCTCGTGAAGGTCAACAGATTGTGGATACATGGATCATGTCTCAAACCAACCAGTATAAGCGTAAACATAAACATGGCTTAGAAGGTTGGGGTAGTATGTTTAATTATCCTAAGCTACCCTTCGATAAGTTCAATGAGTACTCAGATGAAATGCTTACATATTGTATTCGAGACGTAGAACTTAACGTTAAAGTATACAAAGAACTTATCCGAGAAGCATCCTCTATTATCCGTAAGAATCCTTTATACGCTAAAGGTCTTCAAGTAGAGATGGACTTTGCTACTATCGAAGCAGAGATTCGTAACAAGGGTTGGTTGTTTGATATGGCAGCAGCACAAACATTGCTGACAGAAATCAACAATAAACTCGATGCTATCGAAGCTGTTCTTGAACCACGTATCGGTATGCAATGTATTAAAGTAGATAAAACAGATGAATACAAAGAACCAGCATGGCGAAAAGACGGTTGTTATACAGCCAATACAGTTAAACACTTTAATCTACCACAAGAGTCGGGAAGAACTACTCGACCTATTGAAGGACCATACTCAAGAATTACCTTTGAACAAGGTAAAATCGGATCAATCGAAGTCGTAAAGGCTTGGTTGTACTCTCTTGGGTGGGTACCAGACGAATGGAACGTTGAACGAATCAATGGTCAGTTCGTTAATAAGTCACCTAAACTAACTGAATCTTCATTAGAGCCTCTTGGTCCTGATGCTATGCTTGTTAGTGAGTTTTACACTATTCGTTCCCGTAAAGGTATTCTAGAAGGTTGGATTGATGCTGTCAAAAATTCTCCCGACAATCGGCTTCATGGTCGTATGTGGACTATTGGTACTCCAACCTTCCGGTGTCGCCATGAGCTTGTTGCTAATCTACCTTCTGTGGATTCTGTGTATGGAAAAGAAATGAGATCATTACTTATCTGTGAACCCGGTACCTCTATTGTGGGTGCTGACTCAGCAGGTAATCAAATGCGTGGTCTTTGCCACTACATTAACAATGAAAGCTTTACTAATGAAGTTATCAATGGTGATGTACACCAACGAAATGCAGATGTATTAGGTACAAGCCGTAAAACAGCTAAACCTTTCTTGTATGCCTTCTTATTCGGTGGTGGTGCAGGTAAACTGGGTCTTATCCTTACTGGTAAACGAGATGCTAAAGTAGGTCAAGAAGCTTTAAGTAAGTTTCAAGACTCAATTCCCGGAATGACTGAATTAAAAGAATCACTGGAGAAACAATTCAATGCAACATCAAACACATTTGGTAGTGATTTTGCTTTTGTACGCGGTCTTGATGGGCGGTTGGTATTTGTATCTAGTAAACATCAACTACTTAATTACATACTGCAAACAACTGAAGGTATCACTTGTAAAGCGGCTATTGTCTGGCTTAAGAAAGAACTAATTAAACGTAATATCCCTTACTACTTTACTCTTCACTATCATGATGAGCTAGCTGTTGTCTGCAAAGATGAGCATGCAGAAGAAGTAAGAGAGCTATCTATCCAAGCATTCGTTGAGGCACCTAAAGCCTTTAATGTTATGTGTATGGGTGGTGATGCTCACGTAGGAAAGAATTACGCTGAGGTACACTAATGGAAGAACTATACTTTAAAAACGCTATCATCGATGCTGATTCTATTTTATACCAGATTGCTCATGTACAACCTTCACCAGCATTATGTAAGAAAGCCTTGGATGATTCACTAAAAGATATTATGGCTGCTACAGAAGCAGATAATGGTTTAGTGTTCATCAAAGGTATTGATAACTTTAGGTATGCTGTATCAGCAGACTACAAAGGTAATCGTAAGAACAACATCGAGCCTGAAGTTAAAGACCGTATTGATATGCTATATGAATACTCTAAAGACTTCTGTGTAGAGTCTGATCAAGCAGAGGCTGACGACTATTGTGGTGTTGCTGCTCAACTTGCTATTGATGCTAATGAAACCTATGTAGTATGTCATATCGATAAAGACCTTGATATGATTCCCGGTTGGCATTATAACTTCCGTAAGAAAGAGTTTTATAATGTTACACCTGAAGAAGGTCACTATCACTTGATGAAACAAGTACTAACAGGTGACGCTACAGATAACATTCAAGGTATTAAAGGTCTTGGCCCTAAGACTGCTGAAAAGATTCTAAGTAACGTAGCCTATGAGTACATGTTTGATAAGGTAATTGATACCTATAAGCTCAAGATTGGTAATGACTGGGAAGATGTTTTATGTAAGACAGCTAACCTAATCTATATCCGTATGCGAAGTGGTGACTTCAAAACACTAACACTAGAAGAATTAAAAGAGAAATTTAAATGGAACAAGACTACGGACACTGGTACCCTCTTACAGACCGACCAGACAACGCCTTTGGATTCATCTACTACATCGAAAACCTTGAAACAGGAAGACGATACATCGGAAGAAAGCAACTCGTAAGTGTATCCAGAAAACTTAAACCCGGTGCAACAAGAAGAACTGTCACACGCAAGGAGTCTGATTGGCGTAACTATCAATCCAGTTGCCGAGAACTACTTGATGATATTAAACTGTACGGATCTGAAGCTTTTACATTTGTTATCTACAAGTGGTGCTTCGGAGCAGGAGACCTTACATACAGCGAAGTCCATGAGCAATGGCAATGTGAGGTTCTTTCAAGAGATGAACTCCCTAATGAAGAACGCGTATGGTACAACGGTAACATCGGAGCCGTAAAGTTTTTAAAACCTAAGAGTTATGAATAAGCGTAATCAACCTAAAGATATTGAAGAATACGTCAACTTTAAAGAAGAGTTTGAACAACAATACAAACAAAAGAAACAAACACAAAAGCAAGCCAAAGAACGTAGGCGAGCTATCCGTGAATTAAAAGACGATCAAAAGTATTGGAAGTAATATGTCCAGATGGTATCATGCACCATGCCCTAAGTGTAATTCCTCAGATGCATTCTCATATAAAGATGAGGATGAATGGGGTTTCTGTTTTAGTTGTAACAAGTCATCACCTATTAATGGTGAAGTAAAAGCAAACACATACAAAGAGAATTACTCAATGCACACTCTATCTGAAATCGAAACATATGATACCCGTGGCTTTCAAGAACGTGATATCAAGAAAGTAATTGCAGCACATTATGGAGTTAAAGTTTCTTATGCTGAAGATGGTACTATCGCTAGCCATTTCTATCCGTACACTAAAGACGGAATGGTTGTGGCATACAAAGAACGCCAGTTACCTAAGAAGTTTATCATTCACGGAGACTTTAAAGATGTACAGTTCTTCGGTCAAAACACCGTTAGTGGTGGTAAACGAATCATTATCGCTGAGGGTGAACTCGATGCTCTGGCAGTTGCTCAAGCACAATACGATAAGTATCAACGATTTTATCCAGCGGTGGCGGTCCCATCGGCTAGCTCTAAGTCTCTCATCCTTGCACAACGTGAATGGTTAAGAAGCTTTGATGAGGTAGTATTAGCCTTTGATATGGACGAACCCGGTCAGAAGGCTGCACAAGAAGCTGCTAAGATTATCGGCTATGATAAGGTTAAAGTATGTACTTTACCTGAGAAAGACCCTTGTGAAGTGCTAATCAAGCATAGCTCAGATGTGTTAATGAGTTGTATCTTTAATGCTAAGGAAGTAAGTCCTGCTGGTATTGTTAAAGGTGCTGCTGTATGGGAACAATTCAAACTTAAACAGTCTATTGTTTCATTACCCTATCCTGAATGTCTTAACTCTCTAAATGAAAAGTTATTCGGTATGCGTCTCGGTGAGATCGTACTGTTTACTTCAGGTACAGGTAGCGGTAAGTCAACTGTTATTAAAGAGATTGTACTAGACATCCTTGCTAACACACCTGACATGGTAGGTATGGTATCACTAGAAGAATCTATTGGTGATACAGCTGAGAAGTTCATTGGTATGCAACTTAAAAAGAACTTAACTACAGATGATGTAACTGAAGAAGAACAGTTCAAAGCATATGAACAAGTATTCAGTGATGAACGACTAGTATTACTTGACCACCAAGGTTCTGTTAGTGATGAATCACTAGTAGATAAGATGGAACGTCTTGCTTTAATGGGTTGTAAGTATATTATCCTCGATCACATCACTATTGCTGTATCTGAAGGTTCTAAAGGTAAAACAGGCAATGAAGCTATTGACTCATTAATGTCTGACTTACTCAAGCTATGTAAGAAGCATAACATCTGGTTAGGTGTTGTATCTCACTTACGTAAAGGTGAAAAGCCTTTTGAGGAAGGTCACTTACCATCTATCGATGATATCAAAGGTTCAGGTTCTATTAAACAAATCTCGTTTGATATCATTGCTTTTGCTCGTAACATGATTGCTGAGACTGAACAAATGCGTAACACAATTAAACTACGTGTACTCAAGTCACGTTTTACAGGTAAGACTGGTGACTGTGGTAGTACTATGTACGACTCTAAAACAGGACGTCTTAAGCAAGTAGGCTTTGTAGATTTTGACTGATGAGATCTATCTATAAACCACATATCTATTGGCATGCTCCTTGGTGGAGGTGCCAACGACAAGACCCCAATAAACCTGGGGTTATTTTTATTGGTGACGGTTGGACACCAAAACAAGCATATAATTACTGCCTCAATATTAAACACTGAAGTATGAATCCATTACAATATCTTACTGAACGCGTATCGAAGATCATCATCAACTCAGATAAGATTCAAAATGAAGGTGCTCGTCTTCTGGCACATCACTCAACATGGGAATATGACCTTGAAAGATTTATCAATGAAGCTTGGGACTCACTTCTTAGGTACTGCATTAGAAACAAAAATGCAACACATTCAGCATCTGTTAAGCTTACATTTGCATCTGACCTCATCGGCAAACGAATCGCAAGAGCTATTGGTGCAAATGAATCAGACATTAAGACAACTCTTAGCCTTGGAGACTTGCTTCTTGAAACATTTCTCCAAGACGGATTGATTGATATTTTCCGTGAGTACGATGGTCGTAAGGCACCGTACTTAATTCGTATCGTTAATATGGATGATAACATTAAGCCTACGCTTATTGGTACATCATTCGAACCACTGCTACCTATTGCAGGTCTCTATAGTTCACTTACTAAAGAGCCATTTATTAAAGGATGGACTAACAGTAAACTATTCCATGAGTACCTAGATAAACCTTTCATTCGTAGTCTAGAAGCTTTACGTCAACAGTCTTGGGTACTTAACCAACCTGTACTAGCTGCTATGAAAGAAGCTAAGCCACTTGAAGTACTAGAACTAGTAGATGAGGATGGTGTTATCCGTGAATACAATATTCACCATGAGAACTTAGAACTACCTAAAAAGCTTATGCACAAAGATGGTACTAAGTTTCTAGGTAAAAAAGACCCTAAGCTACAGCGTATGCTAAGTAAATTCTTTGAGTACACTCAAGTGATTAAGAAAGCAGACTTAGTAGGTAACCAAACATTCTATCAAGAGGTATCATGTGACTATCGAGGTCGAGTATACTATGCAGAATCATTCCTTGAATTCCAAGGTTCAGACTTGGCTCGTGCCTTGTTCTTATTCGGAAATAAAAAGAGGGTTGATGAACGTGCCTACTGGTGGATATGTGTACATGCCGCAGCATGCTATAACCAAAGTTATACCCTTGAAGAGCTTGCCAACGAAGGATTCACAACAGACTATGTGAGCTACCTTAAAGAAGAAGGTTTAGATACTATCTCTGTAGATAAGATGACGTTAGATGATCGTGTACTATGGGTTAAAAAGAACCTAGAGTTCGTTATTCGTACTGCACGAGCTAAACAAATCAATCATAATGCAGAGAAGCCTTATAGTTTCTTAGCTGCCTGTATCGAGGTTGCTGGATACCATAAAGCAAAACTATTACGTACAGAGTATTACAGTGGCTTACCTATCCCAATCGATGGTAGTAATAATGGTTGGCAACACCTTGCTGCGATGTCTAAGGATAAACAAGCAGGTACATTAGTGTCTTTAGTACCTACTCCTATCCAGAAAGACTTCTACGTAGCTGTAGCCAAAGAACTTATTACAGTGATGCCTGAATGGTTTGAGAATCGTCAGATCCCTATGAAACATATCCGTAAAGGTATTGCTAAACGTGGTTCAATGACTCGTGCATACTCAGCAGGTAAACAACGTATTGCTAAGAATATGTATGATGACTGTCACATGGAAGGCTTTACGGTTAAGTACGGTATTACTGAAGATGACTGCAACAAGTTAGCAGGTAACCTTATTCAAGCTATTAATACTGTATGTGCAGGTCCGTTAAAGACAACTAAATACTTACAAAGGATTGCTGAACATGAACTTAATAGTGGAAGGAATAATCTTACTTGGCATACTCCTAGTGGCTTTCCTGTCGTGTACAAAGCTTATCTTCAACACGAACGAAAACAAAGGGGAACCATCAAGGGCATTCAAGGTAATAAAGACGGTCGTGTTATGCACGTTATTAAAGTTGACGTACTTAACAAAGAGACTGGTGAACGCGTACCCTGTCGCCGTAGCTTTGCGTCTGGTATTAGCCCTAATGTTGTTCACTCTTACGATGCTGCTCACATGGCCAATACTATTGTTAGTTTCAATGGTTCATTTGCTGCAGTTCACGATTCGTTCAGCACGCATGCATGCGAAGTGGATTTTCTACAGGAAGTAACTAAGCAAACATTCATTGCTCAGTATGATGTAGCCAACTTCTTTGACATCATTCAAGATACATTGATGCTGAACAAGGATACTTTTGATTACGATCAACCTAATCTAGGTGCGCTAGATATCTCAGAAGTACTTGATTCTAAATACTTTTTCTGCTAATCTCGTAAGAGTTGGTGCCTAATACCAACAACAATAAGGAAACAAATGAACATTAAAATTGAGTACATCCGTGATACACTACTGACAGACTATGCTGTAGATATGATCATGGATTTTTATTCTAAGGAAGGCGAGACATCTCCGCAGGACGTGTTTGCCAGAGCAGCATGGGCTTGGAGTGTATACAAAGGTGTACGTGATGAGGATTTAGCACAACGTTTATATGACTATGTATCTAATAAATGGTTTATGTTTGCCTCACCAGTGTTATCTAATGCACCTATCGATGGTCAGAAAGCTAAGGGACTACCTATCAGTTGTTTCTTAACTTATGTACCAGATACAGTACAAGGTTTAATTGATCACTCTTCAGAGCTACGTTGGTTATCTGTAATGGGTGGTGGTGTAGGTGGTCATTGGTCAGATGTACGTTCAGTATCTGACGTAGCACCCGGTCCTATCCCATTCTTACATACAGTAGATGCTGATATGACTGCATATCGACAAGGTAAAACAAGGAAAGGTTCTTATGCTGCTTATCTTAACATTGACCACCCTGATGTTCTTGAGTTCATTGGTCTACGTATTCCTACAGGAGATACTAACCGCAAATGTTTTAACCTACATAATGCAGTCAATATCACAGACAAGTTTATGGAAGCGGTTAAAGCAAATAGTAAGTATGAGCTAGTTGACCCTAAGGTAGGTAATACAGGTGAGTTCTTAGATGCACGTACTGTATGGGCTAAGTTACTTGAGACTCGTTTCCGTACTGGTGAACCATACCTTAACTTCATTGATACTGCTAATGAAGCTTTACCACAAGAGTTAAAGGATAAAGGATTAAAGATTCACGGTAGTAACTTATGTAATGAGATTCACTTACCTACAAGTGAAGATCGTACCGCTGTATGCTGCTTGTCTTCTGTTAACCTTGAGTTCTACGATGTATGGAAAGATACATCTATGGTACAGGACTTAGTACGTATGCTTGATAATGTACTAGAGTACTTTATCGAGAATGCACCAGATAGCTTATCACGAGCAGTGTATTCAGCTATGCATGAACGTTCTATTGGTCTTGGTGCTATGGGTTTCCATGAGTACTTACAGCGTCATGGTATCCCTTTTGAATCTGACAAAGCACGAATGGAAAACATTGTTATCTTTAGTAAGATCAAAGAACAGGCTGAGAAAGAAACCTTCTGGTTAGGCGAGTATCGAGGTGAAGCTTTGGATATGGTTGGTAGTGGCAGACGTAATGCTCATTTACTAGCTATTGCGCCTAATGCTTCTTCTGGTATTCTTTTGAGTACATCTCCTAGTATTGAGCCTAATAAAGCTAATGCGTATACACATCGTACACGAGCAGGTTCTTTCTTAGTTAAGAATAAATACCTTGAGAAAAAGCTTGATGCATTAGGTATGAATACAGAAGCTGTTTGGTCTTCTATTATTACTAATAAAGGTAGTATTCAACATTTAGATTTATCTAAAGAAACAAAGGATGTATTTAAAACATTCTTTGAATTAGATCAACACTGGGTTGTTACTCATGCAGCAGATCGTCAACGATATATCTGTCAAGGTCAATCAGTTAACTTAGCGTTTCCTTCAGGCTCTGATCGAGCATATGTTAACTCAGTACACTACGCAGCATGGGATAAAGGTCTTAAGGGATTATACTACTTACGTACCGAAGCTAAACAACGAGCAGAGAATGTCTCTGAAAAGGTAGAGGAAAATAAATTGACTGAAGTTAAGGAAACAATTATCTATGGAAAACCCAACTGTCCCCAGTGCTCAATGGCTAAATCGCTCCTTGACTCAAGAGGAATTCAATATGACTATGTTGACATTACTACAACAGGTAAGTCAGCGGCTGAAATCACTGGAAGACCTGATGTCAGAAGTCTACCCCAAGTCTATCTTAACGGAGACTATATTGGAGGATTTAATGAACTCTATAATCACTTTCGAGACAGTGGGTCCGGAACAGTAAACCAAGAAGACAACGAATGTAAGGCTTGTGAAGGATAATATGTCATCATTACTAAACTTTTCTAAGACCTACAAACCATTTAACCATGAGTGGGCTGTAGAGATTACCAAGAAACACGAAGAGATCCATTGGACAGAGGATGAGGCTGACTTATCTGAAGACGTTAATGACTGGAAGATTAAACTAAGTGAAGGTGAAAAGGATTTTATCACTAACATTCTTCGTTTGTTTACTCAAGGTGACGTACAAGTAGGGCAGAACTATTATGACTTCTTGATTCCTAAGTTCAAGAACAATGAAGTACGAGTAATGCTAGGTTCTTTTGCTGGTCGTGAAGGTACCCATCAACGTGCTTATGCTTTACTTAATGATACATTAGGTTTACCTGACGAAGAGTTCCATAAGTTCCTTGAGTACAAAGAGATGTCAGATAAGATTGACTTCATGGCTAGGTCTGACTCATCAACACAGTCTGGTTTAGCCTTATCACTGGCTAAGTCTGTACTAAACGAGGGTGTATCTTTGTTTGCTTCCTTTGTTATGCTACTTAACCTACAACGGTTTGGTAAGATGAAGGGTATGAGCACTATTGTTGAATGGTCTATCCGAGATGAGACTGTACACGTAGAAGGTAACTCACGACTATTCCGAGAGTTTTGTAGTGAACACCCTAAAGTAGTTAACGATGAATTCAAGGCTAAGATTTACCAGATGGCCCGTGATGTAGTGAGTCTTGAGGATAGCTTCATTGACTTAGCATTTGCTGAATATGATATTGAAGGTATTACTAAAGAAGATGTTAAGCAGTATATCCGATATATTACCGATCGTAGATTGCTTCAACTAGGTCTTAAGACTAACTTCAAAGTAAAAGACAATCCACTAACTTGGTTAGACTGGATTCTTAATGGTGTGTCTCACGATAACTTCTTTGAGAAACGTGTTACTGAATACTCAGTTAACGGTATGGAAGGTGAGTGGGACTGGAATAAGTTAGTCGGTTCCTAATAGGAAACTGTAATATGTAATATACAGTATTACTTTTGGCATATAGCTCAGCGGTAGAGCAATCGGCTGTTAACCGATCGGTCTGTGGTTCGATCCCACATTTGCCAGCCAAAGGATTCTGAGTAGCATTGGCGACTACAGCGGATTGTAAATCCGTAGCTCTTAGGAGCAACTAGGTTCGACTCCTAGAGGATCCACCAAGAATATATAGCGGGTAAGGTGGTCACTACTGCAGTCTCATAAGCTCGCAGCATCACTGGTTCGAATCCAGTACCCGCTTCCAAACACCCTACCTTAGGTGCCGTTGATGTCACGGAACAGGCGTCCTATGTAGCTCCCGCATAGTAAAATAAAGGGAGCAACTTATATCTCGTTAGCTCAGTTGGATAGAGCAACAACCTTCTAAGTTGTCGGTCAGTCGTTCGAATCGACTACGAGATACCATTAAAAACTCTAAGGTATGAAATGAAAAAATATATTGGCATTAAATATGTTAATGCAACTCCAATGACTCGTCAGCAGTACAATGATTTTCGTGGATGGACTGTTCCTGCAGATGAAAATCCAGATGATGAAGGTTTCCTAGTAGAATATACTGATGGTGGTAAAGCTAATACTAAAGAATATGAAGGATATATTTCTTGGTCTCCTAAATCTGTATTTGAAAACGCATATAAGGAATTAGCATGATGAACTTTAGTCAAGCTCTTGATGCTGTAAAAGCAGGTGAACGTATTGCCCGTAGCGGTTGGAACGGTAAAGGTATGTTTCTTTTTCTTGTTCCCGGTTCTACTTTCTCTGTTAATCGTCCACCTCTTTTAGGTATTTATCCTGAAGGTACAGTAATTAATTATCATCCACATATTGATATGCGAACAGCAGACGGTACTATTGTACCTTGGCTAGCATCTCAAACTGATTTACTTGCAAACGACTGGGAAACACTATAATGAATTTAGCACAACAATTTTACTTCACTATTCTAGGTGATGAAACACTTCTTAAACTACATTCTCGTGGTAAGTCTTTAAGCTTTACTAAGAAGGGTCCGGGACGTAAGCATCAACAAGGTAAACGTAATGTCCAAGATTAAAACCAAATACCATTCACGTAAGTTCTTAAACAAAAAGAATGGTATGGCTGCTATCGAGTGTACTGGTCATATCAGTATTTACTCTATGGATGTAGATATTGCTATCTCTGACTGCAATCGTAAAGTAAATCTTGACTTCTATGCTCATAGTCCTAAAGAAGCTAAAGAAAAATTAGATAAGCTTGATTTATTGTTATCTGAGATTGCTGCTGCTCGTTGCTATTATGTTGATGCTATGGTTGAGTTTGAAAAACAATATAAAGACATTACTAAGTCTAAGAAGAAGGAAAGAATATTTCTTTCAGACACCTTAGAATCACTGGAGTCAGAATGATTAACGAACACGATATTGAGGATATGTGTCCTACATTAACAGAAGAAGATTATATTAATGATGATCGAGCCTACTGGATTGATACTGAAATTAACGGTATCAAAATGCAGATGGGTTTCGGTCGGTACAAGATTGGTAATACCAAACTAGCCGAGGAATAATATGTCAGGAAAAGGTTCAGGTCGTAGACCTACTAACGAAGAACAATATAAAAGTAATTGGGATGCTATCTTTGGTAAAAAGAAAGTAGAACCAGAACAGAAAGAGAAAAATGAGTTGCCAGAGCAAACTAAAAACCCTGATCAGTGATAACTTTATCGTATACTTTAAGTCACAAGTATACCACTTAAATGTTACTGGTCCTAACTTCCCTCAGTATCATGCACTGTTACAGGAAGTATATGAATATCTAAACAAAGCCCATGATGATTTAAATGAACAGTGTCGTCAGATGGGTGATATGTGTATGACTAGTTTAAAAGACTATGCATCGGCATCTAACTTTTCTTTAGAAAATAAAGCAAAGACTGATAAGGCTATGCTAGATGATTTAGCTAAGGCGCTAGATGAAATACACACTACAGCACAAATCCTTTATTTGGAAGCAGGTTCTGAAGGTCACGGTGCATTGGAAACATTTATTGGAGACTATATGACTGGTGTCTCCAAGCTACATTGGAAGGTTAAATCATGTCTGAGTTAAAGAGTTATAACGTACAAGCGTTACGTGGTCACGATTATGATGATCACACATTTCAAGCTGATATGCGTGAAGTAGGTGTATATGTTCCTGATGAACTGTTATACACCAAAGAACTTGGTCCATATGTAATGAATGAGATCTACAAACAGTCTGTATCTGGTTTACCTAATGTCGTTAATGATATGACTGGTCGTCCTTATACTGAAGAAGAAGCTAAAGAAGTTGCAGGAAGTAATCGTACTCAAGCATTAGATATGTATAATAAACTATTGTCTGTTAAATAAAAAAAATAACCCTACTAGGAATAATCCTAATAGGGTTTTTTATTTGCTTAAGTCATGAAGTAAATCATACCTTGTTTAGCTTTTTGTTTTACTTTATCCATAGCCTTACGTTTCTTTTCTAATCCACGGTTAATCCAGCTATTCAAACCACCTTCGTTGTTTGACTTAGCAGAACGTTGACCTGAGATATCGAAATAAACTACAGCAGCTTTTACGAGTAAAGTTACTTGTGCTGGAGTAAGAACAGTAGCTCCTGATCTGTCAGAAGGCTTAACATAACCACTCTTAGGGTTATCTAATACTTCTTTAAATTCTTTTTGAGCTTGTGATAGGTTCTTACTGTCTTGAATGTAACCATACTCACGATCTAACGTAACAAATAAACCACGATAAGGGCTACGACTGTCAATAACAATCTCACCTTGCTTTTGAATATCAGCAAACGCATCTCTTAGTTGCTTTTCAAAATCTTCTTTGAATGGCTTTTGAATATCCCAATCTAAGATTTTAGGCATAATAATATTATTAGCAGCGTAAAGTACAAAGGGATAACTTGCAGAATCAACAATAAAGTTATCGAAGACAGGCAAAGCATACATCATTTTAGCAGGGTCTTTTCTACCATTAAGAAAGTTTAGTGTTTCAATAATAAGAGCAGACTCTCTATATTGGCCTAATAATGGTCCGATCTGGTTAATTGCAGCAGTGCCTTCACCGGGTTCCCATACAGTACCATCTTCAAATGTCTTTGGTTTGGCAGCTGCTAATGGATTAAAAATAGCGCGAGTAAGTTTTACTTTACGTTCGTTAACACCTGAACCAACAGTAACGGTAGTACCTGTTTCAACAGGACTCATATTACCAAGGCTCATCTTCTCATTGTATAATCCCTCTGGATGAGGTACTTTACCAAGCATCTGAAGCACTTTAACCATCTTCTTTGGTAAAACGAATTGCCATTCAGCTACAACATCCTTAAGAGTAAACTTAAAGATTTGATTAATATCTTTAATAGCTGTTTCAATGTCACCATTATAGTAGGATACTAATTCATTACTAAAGTCGGGATTATCTTTAAGAAAAGCTCTTGCTTCTTCTAAGTGATAAGCTAAAGGTTTACCATAATCAGTAGTAAGAAGGACTTTCTTGGCTAATGATTTGTTAAATGATTTACTTTCATACTTATTAAGTAACTCTTTAAACTTCAAAGCCTTTTCACGCTGATCTAAACCAAACGCTTTATCAATACTTTGTTTCTTAGCTACGTCTACGAAGTAAGTTCGTGGGTTACCTTCAGGTTGAGTATCAATATTAAGGTTATTATCTCTATCGGTAACTTCCCATAATAAGCCTACTCGTTCAAGAACACTCATCTCTCCAATATCTGAAGCTAAAAATGTTCTACCAGCAGAGTTACAGTCAATAGCTACTGTAACTTTAGGATTAAAAGGTTTATTATTTTTCTTAGCGTCTAAATAATTAGAAGCATCTACATAGCCTTGTAATACATAACCCCATGTTTCCCTATCAGAATTATTTAATAAAGTTTGTAATGCTACTTTTTGTTCATCAGTAAGCTTAGATGGGTCTAATGTTTTAGGATCAACCATAGCGTTGTATACATCGCGTTTAGTTGATGGAACAATAGATTTAAGCACAGCACCTACTTGAGCAGCTTCAATTAAAAACTTGGGAGTAACAGCTTCAAGAATACCCGGAGCAGTCATGTTTTCGGTAGTTATACCTACAGTACGGCCAACATCAAGTACTCTACCTAATGTAAGTAAAAAACCTAATTCACGTTCTTGAGAAGAAAGCTTAGAAAGATCAAGACTACCTGGATTAGAAATATTATTTCTTAATAAGTTACCTACTCTTTCATAATACTTTTCAGCAGTAAAACGGTTAACACCTGTTTCATGATAGTTACTATCCATCATAAATGGATTACCAATAGGAGTAGTAATAGCTCGGGTAAACTTATTACGCTGCTCGTTAAAGTCTAACGTATCATTATATAAACGATGTACAGAATAATCTTCCCAATGTGGAGTATACCTTGGATTACCTTGGGCTAAGGCATCTGCAAGCATGGTAAGCTCTTTGCCAGCGTTATTAAGTTTATCTTTAACTACTGGATTACCCTGTTCTACATCTTGTTTGCTAATTTTAAACAAACCAAGGGTATTAAATGGAGCAGGATTATTAGGATTATTTTGTGCTTCAATGATAGCATTACCATATAGCATTGCACCAATATAAGCTTTACCGGGACCAACTAGTCTACCAATACTACCAGCAATACGTTTGGCTTCAGTAACACTATCTAACTTTTCAAAGTTAACTTTCTGCTTATCGCCTCTACGGATATTACGTGTAGCACCAGCATAGTTACCTTCTTCAGTAACAGGTACTGTCTGAGACATACCAGCACCAGCCTCACCTAATGTACGTCTTAAGTTACGACCGTTAGCGTAGAACTCAGTACCAAAGATAGGGTTAAGCCTAACAATACGAGTACCGTCAGGAGCATTATCTAGGGTAAGAATATCAGCATCAACAAGAGCGTTAACAGCAGTAGCACCAGCAGACTGAGCATCTACGTTTTGACCCTGCATAGTGCGTGGATCTAACGGATTGTTAGCCTCATCTACCTGAGAACCTTTGGCATAGCTTTTAACTAGTCTACCTAATGTTTGTTCTACAACATCAAGAGGTACACCACCATTAACAGCACTCTTAGGAATAGCTACATCACCTTCTTGAGAAAGAATAGAATCTAAATAATCAAATGTATCTTTCTCATCAGTCTGGATTTCACCGTTACCAGTCTTAGCTGCACCAGCAAGCATAGGAGCAATCATGTTAGCAGCTAACGTAATATTAGAAGCTACTTGACGTGTATTAAGACCAAGACCTTGTTTAAGGTAAGTCATACCTGACAAGTCTACTGGTGTAGCACTACCTTCTTCGGTAAGGCTAACCATACTACGGGATAAGGCTTCGCCAACATCTCTGGCAGCACGTTGGATAGTACCCGCTTGTGTAGGTAATACAGCTTCAGGAAAAGCATCCCGCAACTCTTGCTGTGATTCCCAATCAATATTAATTGACTGAGCTAGCTTAGCTTGTCTGGCTTTTTCAGCTTCTAATTGTTGAACACGTACATCATATGGCGTAGTTTCACCAGTAGCAGTTAATGTTTCTCGTTCAACATCAACAACATCATTAAATGGTTGAGGCTCAACTTCAGGAGGTACGTAGCTTGGTGCTGCAAAAGATTGATATTCCTCTTCTGTAGGCATACTAGGTACAGGAGGAACACCACCCTGAGATGGTGTACCTGTTGACTGCATATTAGCAGGTAATTCCGCTTGAGCATTAGCTCTTGCAGCAGCTTGGTTGGCAAGTTGTTGTTCTAAAAACTTATTACCGATTGGTGGTACCTGACTAGGTACGTTGACATTAATAGCCATTCATTATTCTCCGAGTGTTTTCTGAAGATATTTAGCAAAGGCGGGAGATGTTCCAAATACAGGAAGCAGCCTTGCACCCTTCTCAATTTCTTTGCCTTGGGGAGCAGAGAGGGCTGAGTTAACCTTGTTGATATAAGCTAGTTGAGGTGATTGATTAGAAATCTTTTCATATACATCACCAAGAACAGTCTTACTGTACTTATCGTTTCCGGTAATATCAGATACAGTATCCCATACACGTTGACCAGTACCTAGAATACCCATCTGACTAACAACTCTTTGGAATTGTTTGTCATCCTTGAGCCATTCAGGTGGTGATTCACCGTACTTGATCATGTCTTTGATATACAAAGCAAGCATAGCTAAAGCAAACATCATAGCAATAGTTGCTGCTGCATTACCTTGATCTGCTGAACCTTTACGGTTTAAGTCAGTAATTAATCGTGGTAATACATTAGCAGTAAAGGTAGATGTGTAACCTTGGAATTGAGTAAATAGTCTGAGATAAGGATCACTATAAAACTTAGGCCTGTTAAGTTGAGAAGGAACTACTACAGCTTCATTAATAAAGTTGTATGCACCTCTCTGAAGATTCTCCATAACTCTTTGCTCTGAACTGATATCATGCTTAGTAATACTATTCATGTACTCATAGTCAACACCTAAACGAACTAAATGTTCTTTGGCATCAATTACTTGTTGATCAGTAGGATCACCAGATTTAACTACAGACAACCAGTTGTTAATTGCATCAGCAGCAATAGCTAACTTAGCGTTACGGGTAATGGTTGTCATTGAAGTAAGACCAGTAACCTTAAAGAAACCTTCTGTCCACTTCTGGAAGTATCCTGACATTACATCGTTACGATGAGCAATACCACCTTCTCTTAAATAACCTGCATTTGATAAAGCAATTCTATGTTCTACAGGTGTAATACTTTTATTAGTTGTAGCAGCAGAACTTAACTCTTTAAACAGAGTACCAAACTCTTTACCGAAAGTACTTAATAGTACACGAGTCGCTTTAATAGCTTGCGGCTTATTTAAGTTACGGTATACTTGAGCGAACTCTACAGTTGAACTGATAGCTGCTAAAGGTAGTGAAGTAATAGTAGATAAGAAGTTTACAGTACTTAATGCACCACGAACATAAGGATTAGTTACTTGATGGTACTTACCAGCACGCATATCTAAGAAATCCTTAACTTCTTTAGCCATAAAAGAAGCTTCTTGTTCAGTGATATCACCATTGTTTTTAGCTGCCTGAATTAACGCGGCTAATTTAGAACCATCTTTACCGATAAGATTACTGTTAATACTCTTAGCAGCACCTCTTGCAGATAGGGTATAAGCATTATCTACGATATCATGAGAAAAATACTTCTGAAATTTACTACGATTTTCTGGAGCATATAACTTCTTAGCTAACTCATCTTTATTCTTTAATGATGAAACATCAAAGTTTAAGATATCGTCAAGAGCATCTTCCATTGAGTTAATACTGTTATTATCAAGTACTGAGTTAGCAATATTAGTTGCTTCTTGTTGTGATAAGTTTAATGTATTAGATAAATCAGAAACGAACTGTTTAAAGTATCTTGATACAACTGTTTTGTCTAACGGTCTTTGTTCAATGAAGTCATCAAAACGAAGTTGACTATTAGTAGCGTTGTTATATGTAGAAATTAGGTTATCAATACGATTAGCGTACTCAACAATACCATCTTTGTACTGTGCATACTCACCTAATTCTTTATCAAGATCAAACTTACCTACAACATTATCCATGTTCTCAGCAAACTGAGCTTTCTTTCTACGAACAAGTCGTTCCATTAAATCAAGTATCTTAGGATTAGATAATAGAATAGAAATATTCTTACTATCCATACCATTAAATGTAGATTCTAATTCTTCTTTAGTACCGAAGCTCTTATGGATATTGGCTTCTATTAAAGATTGTTGATCAGTAATGGATGAACCGTTAAGGGGATTACCAGCACCAAGTAATGTAGCTAATGCTGCAGTGTATTTACTCTTATGAACGCTGTCACCCATAATAGTGTTAGACCACTTGTCCCATAAAGAGGAAATACCTTTATCCTGCCACCAAGAACCAATTTTAGCGGGAATACCCTCAGTAGCTCGTTTAATAGATTCAGCTTCAGCTAATTTATCTAAACTAACATCTTGGTTATTAGTTAAAGCCTCATTAGCTACGTCTGTAGCATAAGGTACCTTACCATTAAACTGTTCTCTGAATGCAACATCGTTACCTCGATTAACAGTTTTGTCTGAGAATGTAAGGTTAGTTGCTACAGCACCAGCACCACTAATAGTACCACCTAATAAAGTTCCACCGATCGTAGCGTTTAATACACGGTTCTTTAGCTTAGAATACTCTTCACCTTCAGGAATATTTAAGCTAGATGTTTCACCGAAATACTGTACAAGTTCTTGTAGACCTTCTGTTGGCCCTTCAGATACAGCACCCATACCTACAGCTTTACCTACATTTAACGCACCTAATTGTTGTCTTGCAGCTACAATCCTAGCTGCGTCTGCTACATCTTTAACAGATTCTTGTGTAGCTTTAACAATCATTGATTCAGCGGCTTCTTTACTGAAGCCCTTTTTAATTAGTTGTGCTTTAACTAATTCTTGAGTTGCTGCAGATGTGATGTTTAAATTAGGTGCCTTGATTAAACCAGCTACACCTAAACGATCTAATGCTGCTTGAGTAATACCTGAGATAATAGCAGTCCCTGCATTCTTTTCTTTTTGTTCGTTCCATACGTTACCTGTGTAGATTGCAGCGGGTACTGATAAGGATAAGCCATATGTGGCAGGGGCAGCAAAAGCAGAAGCTAATGATACTACCATTTGTGGAGCAGAAGATGCGGCAGTACCAACTAAGTAGTCAGTTAACTTACTAAAGCTATCTAACTTCCAATTACCTTTTTCATCGAGTGCTTCAGCGTTACGTAAGTAAGGTAATGATTCAAGCTCAGACTTTAACGCACGAGTGTTAGCTTCACCTACGTTATTTAAAAACTCTATACCAGTTGTTTTGCCAACAAGATCAAGGGCACCGAATAACCCTTGTTGCATTTGAGCGTAGCCGATATCTAAACCTGTTGATAGGTTACTTGTTGCTTTACCGTATCTATCTTCGCCTTCACGAACAATAGCTGGTCCAGCAAAGTAATCACTACGACCAGCATCATCTACGGCAGCACCAAAAGATTTAGCGTCAGGTGTAAATACTTTTGCACGTACACCAAACTGATTTCTTTCTTCGTTAAGCTTATCTAATAATAAGTCTGCCTCAGTTTTTCGACCTTGGTTAATTCTTTGTTGTCTATCTAATCTACCCCAATACATTGCATTAGACTGATCTAATGTAGGAGTTAAAGATGGATTAACAACACCCATCTCTAGTAGTTTAGTAGTTAGTTTATTACCATAAGGGTCAGTTAAATCGCCCATCTTACGATTGTACTTATCTACCTCTTCTGTTACTACAGGTGTAGTGAAGTTACCCTTACGGGCAACATCACCGACAATTTTAGTTTGCATATCAGCACCGGGCTGAGAACCTTCAAAGGCACCTCTTGAAGAGTCTACCTTTGAAGTCTCTGCGGCATTAATACCTCTCATACGTACTGGTGTACCATCAGCAGTAGTAAAGGTGTCTGCATCCTTGAGTGTATTTTCACCTACTTTAAAGTCAGAAGCTCTAGGGATAGATGAAACATCTACACCAATATCTGATAATACTTTTTCTAATCTATCCATATTACCTCTTGTTTATTTTTTAGGTTCTTCCTTAAGACCAGCTGACAATTTATCTTTCATAAACATATAGAAAGAACTTTCTTCAGGGCCGGGTTTAAGGTAACTTTCTCTTAACTTAGGATTGCTCTTCCAAGCTAAAGCCATATTCTGGTACAATGCTTTTTCTGCTGCTTCATTAGTTTGACCACCACTTAGTTTAGAAGAAGCTTCTTTAACTAAATAATTTAATTGAGTGATCTTTTCGGGAGGCATTAGTTTGGCTTTGTCACCAGCACCAATCTTAAATAAGTCTGGATCAATACCTGAACGAACAGTAATCATTGAACGACTTAAGTAAGGTGTAATGTCAGACACTTTTACTTTACGAGTTTGTTGATCAGCAATCATATCATTAACAGCTACGTTCATAATGTTCGTAGCTTCAAGCATTTCACTTGAATCACCAGGTTCAAAACCAGTAGCCTTAAAGAATGAAGCTGACTGAGCACCTATAGCTGCGGATGTAGGAACATTAGCTCTTGCAGTGTTAGCCGCACCTTTAACGTTAGAAGCACCATATACTTGTTCAATAGCTTGATTAGCAATAGTGTTAGCATCCTTTTCAACCCAATCTTTTACCCTATTAGCTCTAGCTGTAGGAGAGTGTGCAGCAGCAGAGTAAGGTATTGCATTGTAACCTAACTTTTGAGAGTTAGCTTGAAATGTACTTAACGGAATTTTATTACCGCTACGTGGATCAACTACCATTTTAATAGTATCACCAGTACCTTTACCTGTCTTAGTGGTAGCGTCTACGATTTGAAATACCATACCAGATTGTGGGCCACGATCAACAGTATATTGTTCACCAGTTTCTTTAAATGAGTAAGTAGTTCTAGGATTACCTAAATCAGTAACAGTTCTAGTCTTAAAATACTTATCAATATTTGCTGGTTCATAACCTTGATCAATCAACTTGCTACGCTCGGCACGTTCATTAGCTGCCTTAACCTTTTCACGTTCAAATTCTTGTTGTACTTCAACAGCATTACGTTTATCAACGTTCATTAAAGTATCTTTAGCAGCAAATCGTAATGATCCACCAACAGATCCACCAGTTAATAAACCACCAGCAGCTACTACAGCAAACCTAGCTAGGTCACGTTCACTAAACAAACCTTTTTCACCGAAAGTATTAGAAATAAATCTTTCTAAGAAAGTTTTCTTTGCTACAGGATCAGCAATAGACTCTGCTTCTTTTACCGCATTTTGAATTTGGGGAGCTACTTCTTTGGCAGCATTAGCAACATCAGTATTTAGTTTGGTAGTATCTACTGGAGCTGCTGGAGTTGTAGGAGTAACTTCGGTAGTTTGTACAGCGGGTACTTCTGGCTTTGGAGGAACTGAAGCATCAATCTCTGCTACTCTCTGAGCAATATCTGGTTTAACAGTACCTCTCCACTCATCAGCCCATTGCTTTTGCTGAGGTGTTGCTTCTGGTTTAGGTACACCAGTTACTTTCTTTTCAAGTTCAGAAATACGCATACGAGCTTTACCAACTTCGTTTGCTGGATAAATATTACTGGTTACTACTTTTCTTAATGTAGCTAACTCTTCAGTTTCAGCAGGAGTTAAAGGAGTAACAGCAACGGGTACTGCAGTATTAACTGGATTAGCATTAGTAATTAATCTTGGATCAGGAGCAGGAACACCAAGGGATTGCTGAGGAAGCATAGGTACTTCACCAGACTTACCACTTGTTTCATCTACTCTTTTTAACCATCCCTTTAAGAACTGTGCTTTTGAAGGATCATTTTTAGCGATATCAATATATCTTTGTCTACGTAACTCGTTAAACTTATCTAAGTCGTTACCTGACTGTTCCCACATTTTCTTAGCAGTACCAATACCCATGTTTACGCCAGTGTCTGTAACAGCAATAAATGCTTTTTCATTTGATCTTAAAGAGTCAAACGGAGTTACATACTTTTGTTTGTAAACTTCTCTGGCTTGTGCTTCAGTTAAATCACCCATTTTTGTTGGGTCAGTAATGCCATACTTCTTTAGAGCTTCAGCATTAGCTCTGTAATTAATACCGTACTTAGTTGGACCAGCACCAGCGTCATCTAATACTAAATCAGATCCTTCTCTTTTTAAGATACCATCTACTGGATCATAGTTTGAAGTTTCTACAGCAACAGGTACAGCAGTATTAACTGGAACAGCGTTAGTAATTAACCGTGGATCTGCTAATGGAGCACCTAAAGATAGCTGAGGTGTCTCAATAGGAATCTCTTGAGTTGTAGCGTCAAAAGGAACACCTAAAACACCGTCCTCATAATACTTTACACCAGTAGTACCATCACTGTAGTACTCACCTTTATAACCTTCATGTTTACTGATAGCACGAGATAATGCAGGTACTTTACTCATTGGAACCTTTGCTGTTGGGCTGATGCCTAAGTCTTTAGATAAGTTCTTGACATACTTATTTGTGTTATTCTCACTCTTAGGGGCATACTTAGCCATCATTTGTTTAATACTCTGACCACGTTCTTGAGTGTTCTTAGCAACTTGTCTTTCTAAAGCATTTACTCCTAATTCAGGATTAGCGAATAAAGCAAAGCTGCCACCATTAGCACGAGGTACACCGGGAATCGCACCGGGTTGACCAGCATACATAAGGTTACCGGGATTATTACTACGAGTAGGAATGTTCTCGATATACTTACCATTGTACATAGGCGCAGTATACCCCATACGTGGGTCTTGGATTGTTAATGGCTGTACTTCTAATTGAGGAACTTCCATAGTGCCATCAGCAAAACCTAGTACACCAGTACGATTAGCCTTACGACCTTCTTGAACCATCTTCTTGATGGTCTTTTTATTTTTAGGATTCTGTGCAGCTGGTGCAGGGATAACTGCTTCACCGGGAGTAAGCATAGCGGGTACAGTATCTGTACCTTTTGGAACCATACCGGGAAGATGTTTCTGACCTTGACCTAATACCTCAGCGCCTGATAAAGGATTCATTGAAGGTAAGCCAAGTTTGTTTCTATTAATGCGTGGTACTTTCATAGTACCTTCAGCCAACTTCATCGCATGGTTTTCTTCTTTGTGAGCAATACCTTGGGACGCTTTTGCACCAGCTTCTTTGAGCTTTAATTGATGAAGTTGTTCTTTACGCTCTTGTTCTTTAACAAATGCAGAACTCTTACGATTCTCATCTGCCTCATGTTTTAAATATTCTCTATGTTGTTTTGCGCTAAGCGGACCCATAGTATCTCCTTAGAAAATTCCTAATTTCTTTGCTAGTAAACCAGCACCAATAGCCCAACCAACTGGACCTAATGCAGCTAATGCGGCTTGTCCACCAGCAGCAGCACCTGTACCTAAAGCACTTGTAGCTAATGGAGCAGCAGCTGCAGTACCACCAGCACCTAAAGCAGCACCAGCAGCTGTAGACATAGCGGGTGCAGCAGTAAGCAAACCAGCTTCAGTTAATGCTGCAGCTGCAGGAGTAGCCATTGCAGGAGCTACACTCATAGCGGGTGCCGCAGTACCAATAACAGCATTAGCAGATAAAGGTGCCATAGCAGCTTGTGTTGCTTGTGCAGCATTTGCTGCTTTATAACCTGCATAACCTGCTTCTAAACCTTTAGCACCAGCATTAATAGCACCTTGTTCAGCCATCTGTTCTATCTCATCAGGCTTTTGGTATAGTACACCGGGAGCTTGCTCTTGAGAAGGTTGAATAGAAGCAGCTAAAGGTGCCATAGGTTTTTGTTGGCTAGCCCATGCCCAAGGGTCTTGATCGTACATTACTTACCTCCTTGGACTGCTTGTTGTCTTGCGGGATTACCATATACCGTTGAAGCATAACGTTGTAATCCTTGGTATGGTGCATCAGCTACTTGTTGTTCAATACCACGCTCTTCAGCACCTAGTTTAGCTAAGTTAGAAGTAGTAGTGCCAGCAGTAGACAAACCTTGACCAACTGAAGTACCGAGTGCGGCTTCAGCGGCAGCTTTGTTTTTAATAACTTCTGAAGCAAACTTAGCTTTAGCAGCATCTTCTGAAGTCTTTTCTGCAATCGCATGTCTGGCAGAACCAAGCACACCACCAGAACCAAACTTATTTCCTAAGTCTGCTGAAGACATACCGATATCTAGATTAAGAGCGCCTTGTAATTCATCAGCACCACCAGTCTTAGCCATTTCTACTAATCTATCTTGCTGACCTTTTAATGTATTAAGGCCAGCTGTGCCTGTATCAGCAATAGTACTGCCCATACCAAATGCTGTTCTCTGATTACCGGTAGCACCAGCAACGTTATCTAACTGACCAGCTCCGTATAATGCTTCAGCTTCTGACTGAACTCTTTGCAGAGCAGGTTTTGCCCATTCAGGAATGGTTTCTACCGTTTCAGGTTTACCACCACCACCACCATATTTTTTAACTAATTTATATTTCATTCTAAATCCTTTCGCATTACCACGTAGGCTTGCTTAAATCCGGGTACATATTGAGGTAAGACTTTAGCCCAACCTTGTCGTCCCCATTGTTCAATCGCTTTACAACCATTGTCCCGAGCAAATTGCTCTACGGTTGGAAAGACTTTAGATTGTTCTTCAAAATTACTACCACTAAAAGCAATAATATGAAGTGTTCTGTGTTGTGAATAGTTTAAAAATTCAGTTAATCCAACGCCAACAATATGGGTATTACTTTCAAGTACAGCCCAACATTGAGCGTATCCTGTAAGAATTTTTGTTAGGTAGTCTGTCAGTGTAGATTCACCTTGACCATGTGGGATTACTTGTTTTAAATATCTAGATAAAGTAGGCCAATTTTCTATGGTCTGTTCTTTAGTAAGTTGTTGTATAATCATATTAATCGTACACTGTACAGTCAACTACTGGAATAGTTACTGGAAATGCTTCCATTTTACTTAATATTGCATCGTTATATGGAGGGGCTTGTCTAGGTGGTGGGGGGTTAGGCCAATTACTTGTTGCATAAACTTGAGCTACTAATGAAGCAGATATAATATTTAAATTAAAATCTAATTCAGGAGCATTTGTTTTAGACATTCCTGCATTAAGAATTTTAGTATCTAACCACCACCAATGATTAAAGTTCCTTGTTTGTCCTGTTGTCCAACCGCCACTCAATTCTGAATAAGTAATAAATTTTCGGGTATCATACCTAGCAAAGTCATTATTCATAAAACCAGGTTTAGCTAAATTTAAAGTAGGAGTAATTGGGTTAGGGCTAAAATTACGAGTATATATCATATTCTCAATATTAGCTGGAGTTGTAGAGCTAGTTACTTGAATATAATCAGATAACTGTAATGGTTTTGTATTACTTGAAAAGGCAATTGCTCCACTATTTAAGAATACATTTAAACCATAACCAGAATTATTATCACTACTATGAGTAGCAGAAAAACAATATAATGTAATATTAGATAAGAAAGTACTTTGAGGCGTACCTTGTACGAAGCCAATAGAAACTTTAATATCCCAAACAGGTACACCACCAGAAGTACCGTTTTGAACAATAGATAAGATACCTGCCTTAGTTGCAGGATTATTTGTATTAGTATATACCGTAGGCGTATTGTAACAAATAATCCTATATGTTGCTATAGCAATAGTTCTTGATACTGTTAAAGTAAATATGTTTGTATATCTAGATAAGCTTCCATTAAAAGCGTAGAATCTTTCATATCCTTTTAATACTCCAGCTGATTCTGTTATAGTCTCTTGATAGTATGATCTTTGATTATTATTAATAGTAATAATAAGTCCGCTACCTGGTTGATCTGCAGGGTAAAATACACTACCTATTTGAGTAGCTTTACCCCTAAAAACCATTGTTGCCGCATAACTAGATATTGCTAATGTGCTATTAGCACCATTTGTTATTATTCCATAGCTCATTTACATTACCAATACATATAGGTTTACATTATAAGCTGTTCCTGATGAATAGCGCGGCGACCATGAAACCACTTTATCATTACCACTATTTGTTACTGATATATTCATTGCATTAAAAGAAAGTAAAGAAGCAATATCAATAGTAGTTGGCTCTATTGAACTTTGTGAAACAACAATAAAGTAAGGACTCATATTTGTATATACCTTACTTCCTGATGAGGATGGTGAAACCTCAAATATATCTAAAGTATTCGAACAATAATTATCAGAGGATAATCTTTGAATACCGTTACTATCCCATATTTTAAAACCAAAACTCATACTAAGTTCCCTAGCCTAACTCGTAATACACCGTTATCATATACATCTATTCTATTATTAGCGCCATCAATAATTAAATAAGTATTGCCCGTAGCAGGTAACCTAATAGTTCCTGCAGTTATAGTACCCATATTAGCGCTAATAGCTGATAGCTGACTAACATCTATCTTTGTAGCAGTGACTGCACCAGCAGTAATCTTATTAGCGGTAACTGCATTAGCAGCAAGCTTATCTGCTACCACTGCACCTGCTTCAATCTTTGCTGAAGTAATAGCATTAGCTGCAATTTGTCCTGCACCAATAGTTTCAGCGGCAATCTTAGAACCTGTAATAGTGCTAGCTGCAATCTTATCAGCTACTACCGAGTTAGCAGCAAGTTTATCCGTAGTAATAGCAGTATCACTAATCTTAGTTGTTGTGATAGCACCTGCACTAACTTTGGATTCGGTAATAGCATTAGCTGCAATCT